AAATCAATTTATCGTCTAGCACTAAAAAAGGTAATCTACGATATTGCTCCAGGTCAAGCTGCGGGAAATGGGTATGTTGAACTTTATTGGGCGGGTACGCCAAATCAAACAATAATATCATTGTCTGGTTGTGGACAAATGGACTTTGCAGAGGGTGGAGACGGTATTGTTATCACAAACAATGCGTCTGGAGCTGGAGCTAACGGAAATGTTGGACTACAGACAATAAACTTTGCTTCGACCGGCTGCTCATATACAATTATTGCCGACTTTAGAAAGCAATCAGACGATTATTCTACATTCGATAGGAATTAATAAAATGTCATCTACAAAAAAATTAGTAGAATCAATTTTTACAGAAGATCTAAATCAGGCATCTGAAAATCTTTCTGAATCGTTTATGGAAATTCTAAAACAAAAACTAGTAGAAGCAAAAAAAATTGTTGCCGCAAAGTATGATGTTGCTGAACTTTCCGAAGCTTTGAAAAACATTGAAGAAGTTGAACAAGTTGATGAATCAAATGTTGTTCGTATGGGTCGTCTAAAAATGATTAGAGCCCGTATTCGCGGTGGAAAAGTTCAACGTCGTGTGAAAAAATCGGCTGTTCCTGGAATGAGAATTTCTGGCGGTAAACTTGTTCGTATGTCTCCCGCAGAAAAACGTAAACGTAAATTGGGCGCTCGTCGTGCAAAAATCAAGCGTCGTGCTAAATTAGCTCGCGCTCTTATAAAGCGTAGACGTTCATTGATGAAAAGAAAGGCTCTAGGTTTAAGATGAAACTTATCAAAGAAGTTGTAGAAGAAGTTCGTTATCTTACTGAAGAAAATCCAATGGGCCAAAAAGAACACTACATTGAAGGAGTGTTTCTTCAAGCTGAACGTCAGAACAGAAATGGTAGAGTATATCCAATGGATATTCTACAAAGAGAAGTTCAGAGATATACTTCTAATTACATAATGCAAAATCGTGCGTTTGGTGAACTTGGTCATCCAGACACGCCAACAATCAATCTTGATCGTGTATCTCACATGATCAAGGATTTGAGACAAGAGGGTACAAATTATATTGGTAAAGCAAAAATTTTGGATACTCCTTATGGAAAGATTGTGAAAAATTTGATAGATGAGGGCGCTCGTTTAGGCGTATCTTCTAGAGGACTTGGTTCGCTAAAAGCCAGAAACGGTGTGAATATGGTACAAGATGATTTTTATTTGGCTACAGCTGCCGATATTGTTGCAGATCCTTCAGCTCCAGATGCCTTTGTAAGAGGTATTATGGAAGGCAAAGAATGGGTTATCGAAAATGGTCAATGGAAAGAGATTGACTATGATCATGCAAAGAAAGCTTTGAATGAAGCAAGTAGACGAGACTATGAAGAAGTCAAGCTTCGCGAATTCAAAAATTTCCTTTCAAAACTTTAATTATTATAAATAGTCTAATATAAAGGAGCAAAAATAAATGGCAAAGAAAAATCTAGCTGAAGCAGCTGCTGCTATTCTTTCAGGCAACATGGCTTCTCTAAAACCAATGTCAAAAGATGCTGAATCTTTTGGTCAAGCTGGCGAAACACCAGCTGTCGCAACACCGGGACAAGGTGGAACACCAGAAACAGTTCAACCTGCTATTGCATCTGCTGCTGAAGCTGGCGTCGAAAAGGCCATTGGAGCAGCTCCAACAGCAACTCCTCCAGGAGCAAAGCCATCACCGGCTTCTAAGGATCCTATGGCAAAAGCTTCTTATCAAGTAAATGAGGAAGAAGACGAAAAAGATGAAGATAAAGCTTCAAAAGAAGACGAAAAAGAACATGAAGATGAAGACGAAGAAGAAGATGACGAAAAGAAAGCCATGAAGGAAGAAGAAGACGAAAAGAAAGCCATGAAGGAAGACCTTGATGCTCTTTTCAATGGTGAAAATCTTTCTGAAGATTTCATGAAGAAGGCTGCAACAATTTTTGAAGCTGCTGTAACTGCAAGAGCTAATAAGATTGAAGAAAAGCTACAGGAACAGTATGCCGAAATCCTTGAAGAAGTTACGGAACAACTCAAGGAAGAAATGACTGAAAAAGTAGACGACTATCTAAACTATGTCGTTGAAGAATGGGTCAAGGAAAATGAACTAGCAATTGAGTCTGGTCTTCGTTCTGAATTGACAGAAGACTTTATTGCTGGTCTACGCAATCTGTTCACAGAGCATTATATTGATATTCCAGAAGACAAAGTCAATGTTGTCGAAGAGATGACAGCACAAGTTGTTGAATTGGAAAATAAGCTTAACGAACAGATCTCTTCTGCAGTTGAAATGAAGAAGCAATTGAATGAGTACGCAAAGAGAGAAGCGTTCTACGAAATTTGCGAAGGACTAACATCTACTCAAGTAGAAAAGATGAAGTCTCTGTCTGAAGGTGTTGAATTTACATCACTTGAAGACTATGCAGAAAGTCTCAAAACTCTCCGCGAAAACTATTTCTCAACAAAAACATCATCAAAGTCAAATAACGAAAAACTTGATGAAGAAACAGATGTTGTGGAACAAGCCCAGAGTCTTGCAGAACAAAAACAAAAAGAAAACAAGACAGGTGCAGATCCAATCATGGACGCATATGTCAAGTCAATTAGTCGCACAGTTCTAAAATAATAGTCAATAAAGGAGTTTACTAAAAATGCAACTTACTGAACAACTAGTCAACAAGTGGGGTCCTGTTCTGGATCATCCAGAACTTCCAAAGATCGCGGACCCCTACAAGAGAGCTGTTACAGCTATGGTTCTTGAAAACCAGCAGATTGCTTCTTCTCAGCAAGCAGCATTCATGGGTGGTGATCGTTCGTTCCTATCTGAATCAGCTCCAACAAACGCAACTGGCGCTTCAATCAGCAACTACGATCCGATCTTGATCTCGCTGGTTCGTCGTGCCCTTCCAAACTTGATCGCATACGACATCTGCGGCGTTCAGCCAATGACAGGTCCAACAGGCTTGATCTTCGCAATGCGTTCAAAGTATGACTCACAGACTGGAACAGAAGCTCTCTTCAACGAAGCTAACACAAAGTTCTCAGCTGCAAACAAGCTTGGTGCAAACGGCGCATCACAGAATCATCAGACTTCTACACCAGGAATTGAAGACTATACTCTTGCCAACACTGGTAACGGTATGTCAACAGCTCAGGGTGAAGCTCTTGGTGACTCTGGTACAAACCTATTTGCTGAAATGGCATTCTCAATCGAAAAAGTTACAGTAACTGCTCGCGAGCGTGCATTGAAGGCAGAATACACTCTAGAACTTGCTCAGGACTTGAAGGCAATTCATGGTCTTGATGCAGAAACTGAGTTGGCAAACATTCTGTCAACCGAAATTCTTGCAGAAATCAACCGTGAAGTAATCCGTACAGTGTATTCTACAGCTGTGCTTGGTTGCTCAGCTGGTACAACAACAGCAGGAACATTCGACCTAGACACCGACTCAAATGGTCGTTGGTCAGTTGAAAAGTTCAAGGGTCTGATCTTCCAGATCGAACGCGAAGCAAACGTAATCGCTCGTGCAACCCGTCGTGGTAAGGGTAACCTAGTAATCTGCTCATCTGACGTTGCTTCTGCAATGGCAATGGCAGGCGTACTACAGTATACCCCAGCACTTCAGGCTGATCTACAGGTAGACGACACAGGTAACACATTTGCTGGTCTTCTACACAACCGTATCAAGGTCTACATCGATCCTTACTACGGTTCAACAACAGCAGGAACAAACACATCTGAACTAGTAACAGTTGGCTATAAGGGTACATCACCTTATGACGCTGGTCTGTTCTACTGTCCATATGTTCCTCTACAGATGGTTCGTGCAATCGGACAAGACACATTCCAGCCACGTATCGGATTCAAGACACGTTACGGAATGGTCGCAAATCCATTTGCTGAAGGTACAACAGCAGGTCTTGGACGCCTATCAAATCGTTCAAACGTCTACTATCGTATCTTCAAGGTTTCAAACCTTCTGTGATCTGAAGAACAATAAGAAAGCGTTACTACAACTTGAGGGGGAACTTCGGTTCCCCCTCTTTTTGTTCATAAATACTACAGAGGTAAGTTATGGCAAAATTAAATCAACAACCAACAAATACAAGTTTTCTTCAACCAACAAAGTTTCAATTGACATTTACAAGAATGCCAAATTTAACTTATTTTTGTCAAACTTTTAATTTACCTGGACTATCGATGTCTGAAATAATTAGAAATACCCCGTTTGTTGATTTATATGTTCATGGTGATAAGGCTCAATATGAGCCTTTAGATATAACGTTTATGGTAGATGAAGATCTTAGGGCTTGGTTAGAAATGCATAATTGGATAACGGGGTTGACATTTCCAAAAGAATTTGATCAATATCGTCGTCTTTTAAAAGACAATACAGATTACGGCGGAACAGTATCCGATGCGGTCATGACAGTAATGTCAAATAAAAATACTCCAAATATTCGTATCACTTTTAAAGATTGTTTTCCTATTACAGTGTCTTCAATTGCTTTTGACTATACTATGGATGCAAATATGACTCTAACAGCTTCTGCTACATTTAGATATAATTATTTTGATGTTGACA